TCGATCAAACCCAGTTGCATAGTCCGGTTGTCCGCCGAATTCGTTATCTGGTACGCTGAACGAAAGAATATCGCCTGATCCGAGAGTGACTGGTTCTTGCAATGGGGTGTTGTCGAGTTCATTTTCAAGGTAATGGATAGCCTTCTTAAGGTCTTCAATCTTGGTCCTAGGACTTTTGAAACCGGCACGGCAAATATATTTAACAGCATTGCCTAGGTGGTAATTAAGATCCTGGTCTCTAATAAAGTCCCATACTTCTATGGCACCTCGGGTGTAGTGGGCGGGTGAATTGGCCATTGTTTTACTAAATTACTAACAGTGTTGGATAGAACAAAATTTTGTCGCTGTAATGCCATGAAGACTGTGATAAGGTCTTCCTTGTCGGCATCAGGCAGCAGATCAGTCAGCCTTCGCATTTTTAGATCCTGCTCCATCGTCAATTCGGTAATCGGCGGCGGGGGACCAAAGAATCGGCTGTTGCTTGTCGAAGTCATAGTCAGATGCTGTTAGGATCTTTGCGAGTCTTGCATTTTCAAGTGCGACATCTTCGGAAAGATCTTTCTCAGCAAACGCTTGAACGATAGTTTTCCAAGAATACCCTTTCTCTTCGAAGAGGGTGACTGCACGTTTAACACCAATACCGGGACAACCTGCGTAGCCATCTGTTTGGTCTCCTGCTAATGTTTGAATAAGGTGCCACTTTGCTCCCTCGTCCTTTTCCACATTCATCATTTCTGACATGTCAAAGAGGCGACCTGGGATTTGGCGCATGTCCTTGTCCGGTGAGCAGATACAGCACTTGCCCTGGTTTTGTGTAGCATAAATACCCAAGGCATCGTCAGCCTCAAGGGTTGGCATGATGACAACTCTGTACTCAGTCTTGAGTTTGTTGATCACACGTTTGTAACCGCAAGGTTTTTTGCGATTGCGGTGCCCTTTGTATGCGGGCTGGATGGATTTACGAAAGTTTACACTATCGCTAAAGAACAGAATTAATTCAGGTACATCCCATAGAAAGTTGTTAATAATCTTGAGAAGCTCGCGCTTGACAGCAGCATAGGCTTCACTGAATTTACTTGTGACTAGAATTACATCATCACCCCAATCAATTTCTGTTTCGGCAGCAGCACAGCATTTGTAGACCACGTAATCGGCGTCTACAAGTAACTTCACCTGCCTTGTCCTCGGTATGCTTTTTTACCACGTTTGGGTACGGAGTTACGTCCTTGTCCTTGGCGGGTTTTCTTTGCGACTGACTTGATCTCAGCCTTGTTCTTTTTGCTGTACATTAATGGGTTTCACTCCAGTTGTTTCCGTTAGTTGCTTCCGCGTCGATGCGGATGCGCATGTTGTAGTATTCCCCAGCCGCTGTAGCGCTATATACCAGGGATGTAGATAAGTCTCCGACGTGCTCTGGGGCACACTCGAACTGTAGCTCGTCATGAATAAATCCTAATTGAGATGCACATATCTGTGCTTCTCTTATTGTCTCTTGGTTGATCACCATCCAACGCTTCGCGATAACACCGGCTCCCGACTGGAGGCAGTAGTTCAGGGCTTTGTGAGGCGAGTCAACAGTAACTTTTCGTCCATCGATAGACTTGATGAACCCTCTTTCTGCAGCTTGTTTAATAGCCTTGAGTAGGTCATCCAATCCATCAACCGCGTCAACATACGCGGCACGAATCTCTTTGCCTTTCTTTTTTGCAGCAGTGGTTGATAGCTGTTGGTCATAAGAGTGTCCGATTTTTTCGTCACCTGCACCGTACAAGAATGCGTACGTTACGGTCTTTACTTGTCGCCTTGAGATGCCGATCTTGTCAGCGTTGATCTGATGGATGTCATCCTCAAGTAGAAGTTTCGCGTATCTTCCTCCGTCATACCGTGCAAGATAGTGAGCGAGCATACGAAGCTCGATGCCGCTAAGATCAGCGCCGACCATATATAAACCCGGACTTGGTATGAAGAGCTTTCTAAATCTTTCATCTGATGGAACTTGCCCGAGGTTGGGATTACGGTGAGCGCAGCGGAAAGTATTAGTCGCTACACTGCAATGGTGATGGATTCGCTTAGCACTCGTACTCAACTTCAGCCAGGCGTTCGCGCCTTCGCTGATCATTCCAAGCATCTTCGTTATCGTCAAAATCCGGAGGAACATCGTCGCTACTTCCGAATTCATCTCCTTCAGGATCACCTCGTCGATAACAGGTTTCCCAGTAGTCGTCTTCTGGCTTGGAATCCAGCCATAGAATTGTTGCAAAATCCATGATATATGATCGCGAGAGGATGTGTTGAGTTCTTTCAGTCGAGTAAAGGATGCACCCTTGACATATCCTTGCGTGCGGTTATCTCGTTTAGGAGTGAATTCCGATCCTCGGACGAAAGGGTGCCGGTTTCGTAGTAGTTCTTCAGTTTCTCGTAGTTCTCTGGTGAGAGAAGATGCAAGTTGCCATGCAGCGTTCTCGTCAAAAGCCCATCCATGAATCTCTTGTTCGGTAAGGATTTGTTGTACTTCGTGTTCTAGCGTGACCCATTCAGGTAGGGCTGGAAGTGTTTCCATAGTTTGGTGGTAACGTGAACGTCTTGTATGCAATAGTCTTCCATTTCTTGGGACCAATCTGTCCAATTAGAAGTGGAACCGTAGTCACCTTTCCGTTCATCTAATCTGTAGCCGTAAGATTCAAGTGAGTGTTTGCCGTACAACTTGAGAGGCATACCATCCCAGGTACGACTCTTATCCAAGTTGATCATGTCGGGGTGGTAGAGTCTGCTAAGGAGTAGAGTATCAACCATATAAGCAGGCTTACCAAACCAAGGGTAAAGTTTGCGAATAACAGGTATGTCGTAACCAATAATGTTGTGACCAATAATCCTGTCCGCGTCCTGTAGTCTTTGCAAGCCTCTTGATATCGGCTCACTGGACCCTGTGTCATTGTACGCAATCGTTTGATCGGTCGAGAGATCATAGATAGCAAGGCAGTGGATGGTACTAACATCATGCAATAGACCGTTTGTTTCTATGTCAAAGATTAGACTCACTTCCCATTCCATCTGAACGTCCGATCTTTAAATTGAGCACGTTCAATGGCTTGGGTAGTAGGTGGGTTAGGTCGTTTAAGTTCAGAAGTCTGTTGCTGCGTTGAACTCTGGTTCTGGTTGAGTTTCATAGAATTTACAGGTAGGTAGATCATAGCTCAGCTCACAGGCTACTCCAGTTTCGCCCGAATAACGATTTTTAAGGATTCTAACAGTCGTAGAACCTCCAGCTTTGTTGGATTGTTGATCTCTCTCCAGTCCAATACACGCGTCGCTGAGTTGAGCGATTGCAGCAGATCCGCGCAATTGTCCGAGCGTAACTCGTGCTCCTTCTTCATGGTTCTGATCCGATGATGTACGTTTTAGGTGAGACACCAGGAACAATGCTATGCCAGTCCTCTCTACGAGTGACCTAAGCTTAGTCATTGTAGTGTCAATCATTCGCCGTTCGTCTCCGTCAAGCCCAGAAAGGAGGATGGAGAGGTGATCCAAGAAAATGATTCTACAGTCGAGACCTGATGCCAGGTACTCAATGCGATTATAGATAACATCAGGATCATAGCTCCCGAAACCATCAAAAAGATACAGGTTCCAATTAGCCATTGTGGCGTCAAAAGCCGCCGTAAGTTCTTCATGGGTGTGTTCTCCTAGGTGTAAGGACTTACCAACATGGGCACTCATTAATCCTAGAGCAGTACGGCGGTTGGATTCTTCAAGCGCCAAGTAACCGACCCGCTCTCCTTTTGAAAGAAGGTTAGTTGCAAGCTCACGACAGAAGCTGGACTTTCCGATGCCAGAGCCTGCAGTAATTGTGACAAGCTCTCCATACCTGATCCCGTGAAGTTTTGATTGTAATCCTTGAAATGGGTAGTCATGATCTGAGGCAGGTGATGGTGTTGTTACAAGATCTAGAAGTGTTTTACCGTCTACAATACCATCTGGACGATATGGTTTAGCGTCCCAGATAGCCTTACAAACAGCGTTAGTGTCGTTAGCTTGGAGGGCATCAGATGCATCTTTATAATCGTCTGTAAGACGTGCAATCTTGACCTTACCAGGTGGTAGCACACTAGCGCATTCTTCAGCTGCCTGACGACCTGGTAGATCCCCATCAAAGAAGATTACAACCTCATCGTAACCTTGTAAAAGAGGTAGCTGTTTTTGTACAGCCTTCTTTGCACCAGCTGCACCAGATGGTACTGAAACCATAGGCCAACCTGGCATACATTCCGACCCACTAGCTGCATCTAACTCGCCTTCAAAGATGACGATACGTTTACCAGTAGTAGGGTAGAGATGTTGTCCGAAGAATGTACCAGGCACGTCACCCTCATACGAGAATGATTTACCTTTTGTTTTTACTTTGGCACCTTTGACGATGCCTGATTCGTCATGATAGTAAAAGCGGAGCTTATCACCATCACGGTAGATTTTGTACTTCTCACATACTTTCTGTGAGAGGTTACGCTTCTGCAGCCTTTGGGCTGAGCCTGTTATGTTCACACGTTTAGATTCGTGAATGTGTAAAGAAGGTTCACCATCACCGTGCGTATAGTGATGGCAAACGAAACAATATGTGTGACCGTCATCATAGACACTCTTGGCATCTGACGATCCACACTCTTCGCATGGCTCGTGAAATAGAAATTCAGAGGAGCCAGTCGATGGGGATGTTTTGGAATGATGTCCAAGGGATGTCATGCTTATCGCACCACTTAGCGTATGTAGTTTTAGATTTCTTGCTGATCTTATTGAAGGGTGCCTGGAAGACCATACGCAAGTCAAGGTAAGGATGTAACTCCTTTACAGCCCTGATCTTGCGACGATCTGCAGGTTCCCAATAACCCTTACACTCCAACACGACACCATTGGGTAACACGAAGTCAGGTGTATAAACGTGCTGGATAATGTAACGGACTCTAGTTGTTTCGTACTCGTACTTGACACCAAGATCGACAAGCAGATCAGCAACCTTCTCTTCGAGCTTGGATCTGAATGCCATATTAGAAGTCGTCGTCGGAACCAGGGAGGACAGTGACAGCAGGATCGTTAGCTTTGAAGCCTTCAGTCTTGCCAAACAGGGC